GAACGGCTACTTATTAACAAATTTATTTTCTGCTACCAAGCCAAAAAAAGGTGGCATACCGTCGAAAGAAAAACCCAAGTTAGATCACCTAAATAAAGATGTAATGAATACTATATTTGATTTCTTGCCAGCGCCCTCAGAATACTACAAGCGATGCAATTGGAAGTTAGCAGTTATGTTCGGAGCCCAGTCTGGATTGCGTCAAGGTGAACAAAGAATTATTACTTGGAATGATATAGAATTTGATACAAAACTTTTAGATGTTCACAAAGGCATTGATCGTTATGGAATGACCAACAAGCCAAAATCTTCCGCTGGAAATAGAACATTTAAACTTAACCCAACTTTGATAAAACTTCTGCAAGAGGAATACATAAGGCAAGGTCGTCCAAATAAATCGGATTACATTTTTTGTCGTTTAGATGGTTCGCCCATTAGTTCTAATACATACCTTAAAAAAGTTAAAAGAGCATGTAAGGAAGCCGGACTTCCAGTTATCCGATGGCATGATCTGCGCCATTACTACGGTTCCGTATTACTTGAAACGTATTCATCGACTCCCGGTGGAGAATGGAGAATTACGCGTAACATGGGCCACTCAAATATAAAAGTTACGTCAACTATTTACGGCCATGTAATTAATAATCAGGTCGGGAATAAGAAGGATGACGACACTCTGGATAGCGCGTTTAATTAGTTACACCCCTCGACCAGAAGTATCATCTTGTAAGCCAACACAAGTATTTTTCAGCATACTAATTCCCTGTAGCAAAACATAAGATTCCAACCATTTAACAAACATTTCTGCTCGTTTTTTTTTAGATTTTGTTTTTGGTTCTTCCCAACGTGACCAATGCTGCAAAGCATAATCTAAGTATTCACAATCCAGATCTACTGTTCCTTTTACGTCAAACCTAGCAACAAGCTTTCCATTTTTTAATAAAACTTTTTTCATATTTATTCCTTCGTAAATTAATTTAAGTTCGCTCCCAAACGCTTGAGTTCTTCCTTGGATATGTAAGTCCTTTTCCCTGACTTATGCGTTTCAATATTCCCATGCTGAACAATGCGGCGAAACCGAAAGTACGCCGCCTGCTCAGATAATTCGGGAAATATAATTACACTAGCCTCCGACATGGAGTACATAATTTTAGAAACTTGGTCGCTCGTAATTTCCACTATCTTCATCCTGATTCTCCAAAGCTGCCATCTTAAAATCCTGGGGTACGTCGAGAAACATCAACGGTCTTTCGATCACTGGCCACGTTTCACCGTCCGCAGATTTCTCCTTAATACTTATTCCCAATTGTAACTGCTGATTAAAACCTAGCTTTACGGCGAGCTCTCTCAAGCGCATTACAATTTCCGCAATGGCAGCCTTTTGTTCGGCGGTCTGTGGCTCACGACGATTAGTATTGTCATCCCACTTTGTTTGTAATTGAAGCCACGCCGCGATGTGATAATCAACGTCTCTTTTCAATCCTTGCATTAGTCTAAATTTTCCGTTTGAGAAATGTGGTCGGTTGCCGATTGCGGTACTTATTGGTTTCATCATTTTTTTAATTGTCCTTCTTTTATTTCATAAAATTTTGATATTTCTTTGGCAAGAATAGGAAACTTATTTTTAATTGTTACATATCCTTTTTGGTAATTCCGAAATATAGCTGATAGTTGTGGTAGTGATTTTGCCTTATCAAATTCTTTATAAAGAAAATCATTTGTCCAACGTCGCAACTCCTTTTCATTAGCCGATTGTGCAGGCTCACTATTTTCTGTTATGTCTGCCTCTTCGTCTGGAAAGCTATCGCTTGCTTTTTGCAAGTCTTGCATAACTTCTTCTTCTTCTTGCTCTGCCTCTTTTGCTGCCTGAACAGCTTCGTTCATATCCATCTTTGCGTCTTTCAACGCAGCAACCTCGATCTCAAAGTCACTAGCGTACTCGCCACCGGCTAATCCCAAGTTAGCAAGTGCTCGACCAATCGCCGAGGTTTCGCCGTTTTCAATTGCAGACGTTTTGTTTACATTACTGCTACCGCGTATCTCTTCTGCTATTCCGGTTGATATTGGACGTTCTGATCCCGGTGCGTATACTTCAGCAACAACTATTACGCGCTTTCCATCGTCTACTTTTACTTTTGTGTTTATTGAGAAGTCCGGAAAATACTTTCTAAATACTTCTACGCGTACTGCAACAGTCGTATATTTTTTATTTCCTCGCACAACAATTCCATCTTTATTAAGTTCGCCAACTTCTTTCATGGCTGCTTGCAGCTGATCTTTCATTTTAATGTCTCCCTTGCGATGCGCATTACTTCGGGGTGATATCCCCAACTCAAATCTCTTGACCATTCCGGCATAAGCATTTTAAATAGATGCTCCTGATCCTTGGCAGCCTTTAGTATTTCCTCTACGGCTCTATTCTCTCTTGCCATTTCCTCAATAACACCTTCCAGATAATCGTCTCTTAGTTCTGGCGTATCCTCTGGCGTAAAAACTTTGTAGTTTGTTTGATTGGCATAAACTAAAAATGGTGGCAGTCCGCCATTGAGTTTCCAAAACCCGGCAACTTGTCGGAGATGGCCTTTGAAATATTTATCGGTTAAAGACTTAGGCAGGCTCGATAGTGTTTTGTTTGTAAACTCTCGCGGTTTATCTGGTTTTTCTGGATCTATCTTTTCTTTCTTCAATGTAGGCCACTGCGTTTTCAAATCGCCGCGCCGTGCATAGTCCGGTCGTGTCTGATAGGGGAGTTCATTGCCTGGGAACCTCCCTTCATAAATTGTCTCGCCAATAAATCTGTTTTCGCGTGCCATTGCCTCTTGCAACCCAAGGACAGCGTGCTCGATTACCTTGCCAATTATCGTTTTGTAGTTCTCAACAAGCAATTCGTCCTCTTCAGCACACTTTTTCCCGAAAAAGGTACGCGGTTGGAAAAAAAGACCCTCAGATTTGGCCGTAGAGATGGCGTCCTCAAGTTTTATAGGCTCTTTATCATCAATACCTAACACACTGTCAGTAGCCGTTTGAACAGCAACACCGGCAGTAACCTTGGGAGGCATAGAAAGTCCAGTATCTAATAGGGTAAATCGTTGTCTTGCTGCTTCTTTCTCTTCCATACTGACTGATTCATCTTTAATCACAGCCATCAATTTGTTTTGCATGGGTCGGAGAACAGCTTTCTCGAAAATCTTTTGGCTTGGTGGAGAATAATTGAAATTACTATGGTGATAGTAATTAAATCGCAACGCGTAATCGGGAGTCAGTTCTGGTAGCGGCATCTATTATCAATCCTTTTGGTGTGTGCCACTCGCTTTTGGCATAAAGGAGAGCGACACACATTATTTGATAACAGATATTGTTATATTACGTCAATAGATAAATCAATATTATTGAGATTTGCATCAATTATCTTTCACACACTCAAATCCCATAGCTGCCGGATCGTAAATCATCATGGATACTGGCACTGACCAAACAAGTTCGCAATCGGGCAAGAAGTCTTTTTCCATTGCTGGATATTTAACGTGTTTTTTACGATCGCGTTCTTGCACGGCATCAACCATATTAATAATGCGTCGTATGGTATATGTTTTGAAGTCGCTGTTTTCGAAAGGGTAGCCTAAAACAGTTACATCTTTTCCATCTTGAAAGTTTTTAATACAGTTAAGAGATATTTGACCGACAGTTTGATTGTGGATGTAGCGTTTTTCAATTGGTCGTGTGTCGATGACAGCTATGGCTGTTTTCTTTTTGGCAAACCATCCAGGGCAATAATAGGCGCCGTGATACGATTGAAAACTGAAAGGGCCAGCTAGATAGTTTATCTTTGATTCGTTCTGTCCGTAATGCGTAAAGATACCGGACGGAGCCATTTCGCCTATGATTGGACACATGCTGCGCTGAAACAGTATTTCTTCAGCTGTGCATCCCAGGATCTTTGCATAACGCATAGCATCCTCGATACTTATGTTCTGTTTTCCATTGAGATGACGCGACACTGTTTCCGGACGCAATCCCATTTGTTCTGCGATCTGCACACCACTAAGGCCAGCGCGTTTGGCTAATGCTTTGAGGTTTCCCGTTGTTTGTTGTTCTGTCATATCGTCATTAAAGTTAATTACATTCATGTGACCCTCCGATTTGGGGGGATCAAACCTAATAAAACATTAAGAACTCGTCTGTAGTATTTTCTATCAGCTTCATAACATAATTTTAGGCGTTGAATTTGTGTTTTATTATCAATCATGTCTACCTCCTTAATTCGTGCAAATCAATAATATTCGTAACAAAAAGTGTTACTTGATCTATAAAGCTAGATGTAAATACGAAGTTAGTCAATGATATTATTCAAGTACACAATAACTATTGATTTAATAATCATTGTAACTTAATCTGTTAAATCAATAACATTGATCCTTACATTGATCGTTATCTTGTTAAGTCCTTGATGTGAACTAATTGGGTAAAAAATGAAATTAGAAGATTGGCGGCTAGAAAGAGGCTTAACATATAAGCAATTAGCTGAAAAACTTGATGCGCCTGGCGCCGGTGTTGTTCATAGATGGTGCTTAAATCCTCAGCATCCAGGCTATGCTTC